CAATAAATAAACTATTTTTACCATTTACATTCTTCAACTTAGAATTTACTGCGTTTATCCTATCCCTTATCAAAGGTGCTGTATTTCTACATCTTACATCAAATCCAGAATTTTTCAATATAGCTAAGTCGGTTGTTCCACCAGCAGACGTTTTTCTTTGTCTAGCTGATGGGTCTGGATAAACCACTATTTGAACGTTTTTGTATCTGGTTTTAATCTCATCGCTCATTTCATTGGTATTACTACTGTATATTTGTACTTCATCTATCACAAAAATTCTATCCTTTTCTATAACACAAACAACAGCACTCATAGGGTCTACGTTGAAGTCTAAACCTATATGTAATATGCCACTATTCTTGCTGTACTTCTCCACAATGTTTTTATCTCGACTAAAATTGTAATAAATCATCCCCGAATAGTTAACAAATGTAGCTTCATATTCTTGTTGAAACGTTCTAAGGTCTAAGTCTTGTTTTGCCTGTTCTATCTCGTCCTCTGATACCTGTTTTCCTTCTAGTGTTGTATATTTAAATGATGCCCAATCGTTATTTGTTTCGCCTTGTTTATATAACTCATAAGACCAATTACCAAACCCCCTAGGACTGCCACAGAATAAAGCGTGTCCTTTTGTATCTGATAATGTAGGTCTAAGCACCTCGTACCAAGCATCTTTATTAACGTCAGCAAACTCATCTATACACAAAAAGTCTAACCCAACACCTCTAAGGCTCTGCTCATTATCCGACCCTCTTAAAGTAATAGTTGAATTATTTTTCAGAGTTAAAGTCAAATCACTGTGGTTTATATTTTTAACCCATTTATGTTTTATCATCTTTTCTTTGAGAACACTCCAACAAATAGCCTTTGCCTGTCTATAACTAGGGGCAACATACCAGACCTTTTTATTAGGCTGACTTGCGAACTTAGCTAACTCATTAATTGCTAAATAGGTTTTTCCGAACCTACGCCCTGTAATCAGAACTCTAAAACGTGAGTCATCTTTGATTACTTTCTTTTGTGCTTTTGATAATGGCATTAATCCGCTGACCACACTAGCGGTTCGTCTAACTCTGTTTGTTCAATTCTATCTTGCTGACCTAACATATTTTTTCCAAGGAATATTTGCATAGTAACATTGCCTTTAGTTGCCGACTGCCATTGTAGCTGTCTAAGACGCATTTTCATTTCTGCCCGCCCTTTTGTCAGAAAAACCGAATAACTTTTCTCTAAAAGGTCTGGTGAACACCCAAAAAAGTCTGCCATTTCTTTATTTGTGCAACCTAAAGACGCTAATTTTTGTACTTGTTTTGTATCAATGTTATACTTCTTTGGTCTTGCCATCCTATTTATACCCTGTAGTCAGGTGGTGTGGCACAAAGCACATAATCCTCTAATTATACCCACTCCATGCCACAATTAAGATTTACCGAATATTTATGTGAAAATCTACAATATTTTGGTTTTTCTTAATTTTTGCCCTGTTTTAAGCGTCATACAGGGGGGTCTAGCTATGTGCCGTGTATGTTTATACCCCTCTTATCGGTATTTTTACTATTGGGTTTATATCAATTCCTTTGCTTAATTTATCTTCTTGAACTATTTGCCCACCCCATTTTTTTTGAAATGCTTTCATTTGTAATTTTTCTCTTTCCACTGTTCTATAATCAGCACAACCCCCTCTATTCTTATGGTCTTTTTTTGATAAAGAATATTGATTAAATCTTAAAATTTGTCTTTCATCATTGCATATTTGTATGCATAAATCATAATCTTCTTTTAAAGGTAAATTTGAATCATATCTGTGTTTGCAATCAATCAAACCATGAAAGGAGCAAGATATATAGCTTGTTGTACTGAACGGTGTATACTCTCTATAGCTTCCCTTATCACTCGCTGGATTAACACCAAAAAGAGAAACCCCCCAACTTTTTGCTAATTCTAGCATATTTTCAATATGATCTAATAACCTTTGCCCACTTAATTTTATTTGTTTACAATTCTGCCAATAGTTAAACCCATCAATATCATCATCAATGAATAATAGTTCTTTTTGAAATTTTTGATCTAATAGCCAATTTCTTACGTTTGGAATATTTCCCTTTATTGCATCTGGTAAAACGATTATTTCAAATCCTTCTTTTTTATATTCCTCTTTTTCAAATTCGTGAACAGCATAAATAACCTTGTCGAGAAGTTTATGGGTTCTTACTGTTTTTGCCCTTTTATAACTTGGGGATATTATTTTCATGATTTTAACCCTGTTATATATTTTGCACCATCTATCACCCGCCCAATTCCTTTGCTCCAAGCTTTTCCATTTTGTCTCTTACTTGTTACTGTTTCTAAATTGAAATGGGTTTGTGCTGAGAGCCAGTCTATATCATTTTTGAATACTAAAACTATGTAGTTATTTGTTTCTCCAATTTCTTCCGAAAATACTATTTCAGGCTCTTCCTCTTGTTTTGGCTCTTCTAATAAATTTTCTAGTTCGCTATCCTCAAAACCTATTGAACTAATTAAATTTTCTAAATCTAATAACTCACCTTTTAAAAGTTCTTCTTCCCATGTACTGTCTTCATTTGTTCTATTATCTGCCAATCTATAAGCCTTTGCTTTTGCTTCTGATAAGTCAGCAATAAATACAGGAACTTTTTTAAACCCTAATTTTTGTGATGCTAATAACCTAGTATGACCTACTATGACAACCATGTTTTTATCTACGACTATTGGCTGTTGAAAACCGAACTCCGATAATGAACTTGCTACTTTATCTACTGCTTGGTTTTTTCTAGGGTTATTATGATAAGGAATAAGTTTGTCTATAGGTGTTATTTTTATTTTCATTTATTTTTTCCTTTTTTCTTCTCTCTGTTTTTTCTCAAGCTTTTTCCATTTCTCAACTGTTTTCTTTTTAAAGACTCTAATATTTCGCTGGTTTGTATCTGGAACTATCGGCTTAAGTTCAAATATTTTTTCGTAATCGTTTTTCATTATATCCATCCTATTCTTGGTGATTCAATATTACCTTTTGACCATACAAACCATGCTAGTGCTAACATACCACCACTATAAGGTTCGCCATTTTTCATAAGTGCCTGTCTTTGACTAAATACCCATACTTTTTCTGGTGGGTAACTCCTAAAGAAATCCCGCCTTGCTACACCCTCCAGAAAGCTTAGTTTGAGAAGTAAAGCCACTTTGTACCTCGCTAGTTCAACAGCCTTTTCGGCAAACTCTAATGCGTTCTTAAATGGTGGGTTTGTAATGATGTTATCGTGCTTTTGTGTTTCCATGAGAAAGTCAATTCGGGGTGTTCCATATCCTCTATCTACCAAGTCACTAGAAAACACATTATACCCATGATTTATAAGAACTTTTGAGATATGACCTTGACCGCAACATGGCTCATAAATGTTACCTCTAAAGGTTGTAACCCTTAAAAGGCTTTCTGTTGACTCCTCTGGCGTTGCATAGAAATCATTTTTTTCCCTATTGTCACCAAACCCTACTATTTTCTGTGCTTTACTCATGGCAAATCGTAATAGTAGTTGATGACACTTCTACAATTCTTTTTAGTAGAAATAGGGTCACGCACTTGGTTAATTTCTTTGGCTAATGCTACACATTCCGCGTGGTTGTCAAAAGCCAGCCTATGTACCAGCACTTTAGGGTTTTCTATATCTGTTATCGTTATGAGATACATGGTGTATGTAATAATCACTAGCATTACAACCAACCTCTTAGGTCTAAATACTTTTCAGCATCATCTTTAGAAAACTCACCACTTTTTATAGCTTTCTGTACTTCCTCAATATGTTGTAATGCTTGTTGAGAAACATAATTTCTAGACCTCTTTTCTTCTACAACCTTTTTATAGTCTTTGAGTCTCACAGGGTACATATCAACCTTATCTGTACTGGGTGCTTTAGGTTTTTCATCTTCATACTTTTTCGCTGAAAGCCAGTAAGCAGGTTGTTTAGCAAACTTTTTGTCCTCTACAGATTTGTAGTACTTGTTATACATATCCGCTAATTCTTCTGGCTTTTCTATCCATTCGTCTTCTAGCTTCATGTAGTTCTTTTCGGCTGTTCCCTTAGATACCTTATTCGCTACCTTATCCCAAAACTTCAAAAATAAGGGTGCATAACTTACTTTGGTTTGTTTAGTGGTAGGGGTAGTGGTAGGGGGGTTTTGGCTAGGTTCTATGCTAGGTTTTTTTGGTCTACCACCAAGCTTACCATTTTCCTTTGAAGCTTCCATACGCCTTGATATGTAAAGATATTCCTGTAGTTGTCTTTCGTTTTGGTAATGGTCATTAACTAAAACAAAGAATTCTTTAATGACATTATCACAACTACTACACTCACTATTCGTCACACAACTGGCTATTCTGTATTGTGTTTCTTTATCTTTTGGTATACCCGCACAACGTTTATTCCAGTTAAAACATAGCAAACGAATATATATGCCCAGTGATTCTGCGGATAAATGGGCAGTTCCCGCCACAAAGTCTTCTGTAAATAGATACCATGCCTTAAGTTTTTCTTTTGGCTTTGAATTTTCATAAATAATCATATCGAACTCCAATTTAGTTGATTGTAACCCCTCTAGATAAAAACCTAAAGGGGTTTTTTGGTTTAATACCCCCAAACTTCCTTTCTAGCTTGAAATACTGTGGTTTCTTTCCAAATCCAATTATCTGGGTTAGGCACTAAAGTATTCCTAACGTCATCTGGCGTATTAACAGTTTTAAGGTAATTACCCATAACTTTCAGAATATGCTTACATATCCGCATAGGCTCCCCATAATCATCTAAAGACATAGCAATAAATTCCGCATCTTTTGTCTTTGTTGGATTCTTTAGATACCACAGGATTTGCTTGGCATTTGTCGCTTTGTTATAGATGGATTGTTGCATTGCATGGGAACTACTAACTCTTTGGGGAAGGCTTTTAGACGTTTTCAAATCAATATAAAAATCTTCTTTGGTCTTTTTATCCTCAAAATGAAAATCTGTGTATCCCACAAAAGGTATGGTTTCTATTTCTAATTCTACCTTCTTTTGATAGGTCAATAGATTCCATGTGTACGCATATTTCTGAAACTCCTTAGTTCCTAGCTGTAGTAAAGGCACTAAGTTATTTCTTTCATCGTCTACTTTAGGGTCATTTATCCTTGAACAGTTTGCATCAAATTCAGCAACCATCTTTTCTGACGCTTCTTCTATGGGTAATCCATTGAGAACCATATTGATTCCAGACTCCACAGATTGCCCTCTGACGGCTGATGCACTAGTTGGGAACTCATACCCGAATATTCGCCTTAATGCCCATCGTTCCCTGTAAAAAGCGAACTCATTAAGATGTGAAAAGGATAAAGGCAACAAATCAAACTTTTCGAAATGCTCCCTCATATTACATCCATATAATTTTGAGTATGCTTTTTGTTTTCTTCAATCTGTTTTTTCAAATCAAAGCATAAATCATGGGCGTTACTTAGTCTGCCAAACTTAATCATATATTCATTAAGAGCATCCAGAAGGTTATCCATAACCCTTATTTCGCTACGATGTTTAGCTAAACCTCGTTCTTTCTGCTTGTCTATCTTTCTTTGAATTTCAAACTCAAGAAAGGTCTTTGAATTATCATAATCAGTCATGTAAATGCTCCTTTTCTAAAGAATATTCAGCAAACGTTTTGCCATCGACTTTTTTCTTATCGGTAATGATGTTGTAACCCTCTTGCCTTAATTCAAAAATAATGGCACTTAATCTAAAAGAACCGAATTGATATAAAGCTTCCAATGGGGTTATTTTGTTACCTATTTGGAGGTACTCCAGGATGTTTTCCTTTTGTGATTTTTTTGGCATTTTGAACTCCTTTCTATAAGTTATAATTTTGCCAGTTCCCTTTCGTTTACCACCTTAGTTCTTAGGTCATCCCGAAAGGCTTTGAAGGATTCAAACCTTATCTTGGCTCTATTCCTTCGTTTTAAGGTTTCACTAAATCTGTTAGTAAAATCCTTAAACTTTTCGTGGGTATATATTAACCCATCTAATTCCTTCATATTCTTATACATTTTTTGTCTGGAAAACTGAAGCGTTAATTCAGCTATAATCATTTTTTCCTCTTTTTTCATTAGTTCACAAGCTGTATCTAGGTCAGCAAATATCATTCCCAATTCTTCCTGTTGGTGCGATATCTTATGAGGGTCAAATTGTAGTGAATAAATATCGGTCATTTTATGCACTCCGAATAGGTTATCATGTAACCGATTTTGTCTTTATATGAGTCGTGATGCTTTGGATTAGCCTTAAGTCTTACTGTCTTTTGCCAATCGTTACACAACGCCACTTGATGCGGTTTAACTTCTATTCCAAGAATAACCGACCATCCTTTCGCTATTTCTTCGTGATTTGTTTTTATATCGCCATAGTTTTTTCCACGACTTTTTATAATCCTCACCACTTCTTTGCATAATTTTTCACCAATCATTGGGGTAATCCTTTTTCCATTCTATGCGTTCTAATAAATCTTTTTTCCATTGCTCGTTAAGTTCCTTGTCAGAATGTCCAAGCGTATGACACTTACGACACAAGGCATAAAGATTGTCTATGCGGTTCAGCCTGTTGTTTTTGACTCCACCCATTCCTTTTGGAATCAAGTGATGAATATCAACTGCCTGTTCTTTATGACAATTCCAACATAAGGGGATATCGTTTTCATGATACCCCCAAAAGTCGGCAAATAGCTTCTTATAGTTCTTTAAGGTTTTCATTAAATGCCCTTACAGCGTTTTTAGTAAGTTCCTCAATATCATTCACCGAAAAGTGACCAGAACCCATAGAC